CATTTTCCGGTCGGGGTGTCAAGGGTTTATTTGGGTTATTTTCACTATTTTTAGGGTTATTTTGCTCAAACTGAGTAACCATGCTTTTAATTAATGTAATTTGCTCATTAGTTAGATTCGCTGATTCTAAAAACCCTTGAGTAATAATTTCTTCATCTATGGTTTTTTTACCTTTCCCTGTTAATAACCATTGAGCATTACAGCCAAATTTTTCAGACAATTTGATAGCTGTATCCATCGACGGTAGACATTCGCCACGTATCCACTCACTAACAATAGAGCGTGAAAACCCAACCCACCTAGATAATTCTATCTGTGTCTTTATCCCTTTCTCAAGCTGTAGGGACTTTAAGCGGTTAGCAAAGTCTTTATATTCCATGGGAATATTATAATTATTATAGAATCCGGTTTTAACAGTTGTAATAAATCCGGTATTAACAGATAATTGACGCATGAATATATTTATTAAATTAACAGAAGATTATGGGAGCCAAAAAAACGCAGCATTGGCGCTTGATGTTTCGACATCAACATTTTCAGAGTGGATGAATAAAGTAACGGCTCCAGGCAAAGAAAACATAAAAAAATTGAGACAAGCTGGGTTCTCTGCTGAAGAAATATTCAATTCTTGTTTTTTAGACGAATAACACATAGGACTAAACATGGCTGAACAACCAATCAGAATTAAAAGAATGAACTCGGTTACTTTCAAAACTACGCCAGAAATTGAGAAAGCTCTTATGGGATTGAGTCGAGTTGATGATGTTTCGCTTAGTGAATTTGTACATATCGCTTGCCTTGATTTGGTAGAAAAAAGAAAGATTGAGGCGATGATACTCATAGAAGCTCTAGATTTACAGCTACTTTAGGTATACCTGAGATATGTACTAGACGTACTTTTGAAACTGCAAAAAATAGAACAAAAAAAAGCCCTGACATCCGACTAAAGATAAACAGGGCTTCTTCCCACCAACAGGAACCATTATGCCAACATTTAAGAAGAAAAACAATGAATATTAGCAGTAACAACATAGATTACCTGGCTAATATTTCTAAGCCTTGGGCGTTCTTAGAAACAACCATAAGTCATGCTGTTGAAAGTATCCGCTCCGATGAGTATAAGGTTCTTATAGACGACATACGTTTACTGGATGATGCAGCCTATAAAGTACAGAAACGCGGACTTCCGACATTAAGCTGGAACGCGACATTTACTGGCTCGATTGTGAATGACTCCTTTAAAGCATCGTCCGGCTTGTTTCATTTCGACATAGATCACCTGGACGGCCCTATAGAAGAGCATAAGGCCAAGATAGCGAGTTTAAAATCCTGCGTGTTCTGTTTCGTTAGTCCATCCGGTAAAGGATTAAAGGGTGCGCTGCGCATAGATCCGGAAACAGTAAAAGGGGATGCTGACTTTAAGGTGATCTTTTATAAAGCCCAGGACATGCTGTCTAAACATGGCTATGAGATCGACGAGAGCTGCAAGGATGTTAGGCGGCTGTGTTTTATCTCGCATGATCCTTTGATCTACGTTAATTATGAGGCTGACGAGTTTACTAGCGAGTTTACACCCGCTGTCTATGTTAAGCCTGAACCTATTAAAGATATTACATCGGTTAAGGTGACTTATTCTGACGACCACGCGTCGATAGCAATAGGTCGCTGTGTTGATCTGTTGCAATCGTCAAGTAATGGCACACGTCATGAGCTACGCATTAAGGCCGGTGTATTGGGTGGGGGTTATATAGCTGGCGGCCTAGTCACAGAAGAACGTCTGTACTCCATATTGCTCCAGGTATCTGACAGCATATCGGATAAAGGTATTACCGAAGCTAAAGAGCGTAAGGCGATTAAAGACGGCATAGAGCAGGGTAAACAGACACCTATTTATACGCTGTTTGAGCAAGTGCCTTTAGTTGATATATCGGCTCTATTAAATAGAGTATCCGCTACTGATGAAGTTGTGGTCCCTGTTAAGCCAGTGCATAAAACAGTAAGCGATCTATCAAAATTCCCAGTTGATATTCTTAACGATGCAGTTGATTTCTTTGAGCTGTTAAGCATAGAGCCAAGACGTTCGATTACTATGCAGGGTGTTATTGCCATGACAGCTGTTTTAGCGGGTCGTATATATAAGAGTAGCATGAGCAATGATTCATCGCTGTTCTTAATGACCTTAGCTGACACCGGATTTGGTAAAGGTTATCCAGCTAAAGCAATTAAGCGCTTGTTTAATGAAGCTGGAGTAAATGATCTTATTCAAGGATCTGGCAATACATCCGCAGCTGCCGTGTTCTCAGCCTTAAAAGATGCGCCTTGTCACATTCAGATGATTGATGAAATAGGTAAGCACTATGCGACTGCGGCTAAACAGCCTAATGGCCAGTTAGCGGAAGGTTTTAATACTTGCACGATTGCCTACAGCGAAACAGATTCAGTCATTCGCCCTCGGAACTACTCTACAGCCGGTTTAACTAAGGCGCAGTTAGCTAATCGGGGCAATCAGTTCATTGTTAATCCTTCTATGACTTTATTTGGGTTTGCGACTCCTGAGCAAGTTCTAAATAACTTATCCACCAACGATATAGATGATGGTTTTTTAAATCGCCAAATTATCGTTATCTCTGATGATAAGCCCTTACATGAGAAGGATATTGAGTTAGTTGATTGTCCTGAACAATTAATTGATTGGATTAAGTCAATGCGTAGAAAAAATCTAATGCCACATAGATTAGAGGACATGCTTGGTGTTGATACTGACTACGATATAAAACCCAATTTCATTACCGTTAATTATTCTCAGGAAGCTAAAGACCTTCTAAGAGCTTTTAAGTTAGAAGTTGATGTGTATGAGGGGGACGATAAGAAGATGGCGATGCGCTGGCGTGAGAACGCGATGCGTATGTGTACTGCTATGGCTGTTGCTGAAGATTACAGTAATCCCACGATCACTTTAAAGATAGCTCAATGGTGTATTGATTACGTTCGGCATCATGGTATTCGCTTCTTAGTGGTTATGTCTGAGAATGTGGCTGATTCAGATTTCCACAGACTGCGGCTATTGATTAGCGCCTCTGTTAATAAAGCCGGCAAAAAAGGCGCTACAGAGAGTGAAATATCTCGTCATAACCGTTTGTTTGCTAACTCAACTCCACAGCTCAGAGATCAAGTATTTTCAAGTCTTATTAGAGATAAGTTGATAGCTAAGGGGTTTGAAAAAAGTTTATCTGGAAGAGGTCGACCAAGGGAAGCGTACGTAAATTTCTCCTTAGCTGAAGAAAGTAGTGATTTATAAACAGCAGCAATACTGCGAACCTACTGTGCAGTTTATAACCCACGCCAGTCATGGGCTTGAGGATAATATGCAGCGTTTTACAGGGGGTACCCCCCTTTACTTTATAAGAAATTAACACGCATCAACTGCATATTTAATGCAGCAGGTGTATGCAGAGTGAAAGCCATGACTGGCGTGGCTTTGAGTGGTTTTTAGATATAAGTTGCATCACCCCCCTTATATATACCTTCTTTTTATATTTATATAAGTAAGGGGGGGGGAGGGGGGTATATATATAGCAAGACCATACGTACCAAGGGTTATAAGCTGCAATCGGTGTCTATTCTATTCGCAATTAATAAATATTTAAATTTAAGAGGATATATGACTGAAATTACTGAAATCACAGAAACAGCTAACGCCTTACCAACAGCGAAGAAAAGTAAGTACGGGAATATTAAGTGTGAAGTGGATGGACAGCAGTTTGACAGCAAGGCAGAGGGCAGGAGATTTAGAACGCTATGGATGTGGCAACTGAGTGGGGCTATAAGCGATTTAGAGTTACAAGTTAAGTATGTGCTAACAACCAGCAAGAAACGTGACGACAACAGCACTGAGAGAGCTGCACATTACATTTGTGATTTTCAGTATCGTTGTGGCGAAACAGGAAAGCTAATTGTTGAGGATGTGAAAGGCGGTAAAGCTACGCCAGAGTTTATTTTAAAAAGAAAGGTGATGCTTGAGAAATACGGCATCACGATTAAGGAAATAAGGAAATGATCAATCTGTTCGACAATTTATTAGAAATACCGTTTTACGCAACCGTTCTATTCATGATCTATGTAATTTATTCAAACTACTGGGGATGTTAATAATGCTACCGGCTAAAAAAGAGAAAGAAACGATTGCTTGGTCCACTGACTCAGAAATTGAGTACATCAATCAGATAGGCACATTTAGACCTGACAACAAAGATCGCATTACATTTCTTAGGGGTTACATTGCAGCAATACCAAATCGCATTAAATGGGCAGGGATGGATAAGATGAGGATAGTTAAACATGTTGGGACATTACTGCAAGAGAACTTAGAAAAGGAGTTGTGTTGATATTTTGGGGATTTAGAGGAATAGCGGAGTGGACCATCTTTCCTTGGGTAACTTCAGATGAAGATGGTTGGATATTTACCTGGCTGTTTCTGTTTGCCGGTTATTTTGAGGTAGATATAGATGGATGAAGTTGAGTTCGATGAAGAATATCTTATCGCCAAAGCAAAGCTATTACACAAGAAGGTGACTCTACAGCAAGAGGATGACTATATGGCAAGGGTGCGGGTACTGGTCATTGATCAGAAGAAAAGCAACAGTGAGGCTCGGAGAATGGCATTTGAGGAGATTATATGAAACATGGTCATTACTATAAAGACGTTCGGAATCTTGAACAGATAGATGTTTATCGTGTGCTGGAATTATTTGAAGTAGCTAACCCTTGTTTGCAACATGCCATTAAAAAACTACTTTGCAGCGGTACAAGAGGGTCAAAAAATCAAAATCAGGACGTAGCGGAAGCGATAGACACCTTGCTGAGATATCAAGAGATGAGAGTAGAAGGGCAGGATGTGAAAGTAGATGGGGCAGAATTATGACCTGTTGGCCTATGCTTACGTTCCAGCCAATCAACTTATTTAATGCACCAGTGCGGGTAGCGCATTGTAAACACACTCACTGGGCTACTTATGTGAGCTGGAAAAAACGCACCTGTGCAGATTGTGGATTGGAAAAGCCGCTATATGAAATAGAAATTCAACATCAAAGGTAAGGGAAATGGATCTACAACTAGCAGCAGGTTTAATCGCACTGTGCATCGGTGTCATTGGTGTCACGGGTATCATCGTTAAGATAATTGCCAAAAAGTTTCAAGACCTGTTTGACAAAGATGAAGATGGGTATTTTTAATGGCGTTGAAAACCAGCAACAAGAATCGGAAGAAGATTGCTAAGTTTAAAGCCGATGAGAGTTCGTATCAAAACCGAATCGGTTAAGTTATAACCGAATTCGGCCAACTTACTAAATAATTCAACTGTGCTTTTAGCGTACCCTGATTATTTAGTAAATAAGGCTTTAATTTTATCATCAAGTAATTGCCATTTTACAGCTCCTTCCACTATTGATAGCGCTTGTTCTTTGCAACGTATTACTTCAGGCTCTGTTAAGACTGAGGAGAACTGATCAACAAGTTTACTGGTTTTTTCGGCCTCCTCAGCCGTTTCTGCTGTGATAGACAAGACAAGTGCTTGCACTAATGCTTCCTGAAAAGTCATTTTATTCTCCAATGTTTTTTAACTTTGATGGGCATATCTTAATGTAATTTTCTATCTATTTTTTAAAATATTAATTAGATATATTTTTTTGCCTGACAAAGAAAAGCCCCGGTTAAGGGGCTGTTGGTTATTGAGTATTTTTATTTCTAAACTTTACAACTCTTGCTTTGCTCAAGCATTTGTTGCAAATTGTTTTTTTGATAAGACCAGTGAACTCAACCTCGCAGACTGAGCATTTCTTTGTCTCGGTTTTGCGGAGTGAGGCAAGTAAAGCGCCAGGGTTACTTGATTCCATATTCCAGCTCGATTTTATCAAATAATTCTTTGTCAACTGGATTTCCGTAGGTGTCAAAGAAAGCATAGATAACGCCATCTTCTTTGTTTAGCGCATTAAGCGCATCATAAAAGTATTTTGTTTTCAAATATTCACCGCCTTCTTGAGCCATTTCATAATCTTCAACGCGATATACGCCATTATTTACGCTTGCTGCTAATGTAATTGCCATCTTATTCCCCTGATTTATCTAAAGAATCATCTATTAATTTATCTAAAAGATTCTTAATTTCTAGTTTTGAATTCAATTCCCAGTTTATTAGATTCTTAAAATCTACTTTAGTTGTAAATTTTTCTACAGATACAACTTGGTCATCAAAAAATATAATTTTTTCGGCTTAGTTATTATCATTTATAAACATCTTCACAGAGCATCCAGAATCATCATCAAATACACCAATTAGGTATTGAAAATCTTCTCTGTCTTGCAGTTTCGCTAAATATCTAAGTGCAGTTGTCATTATCGTATCTCCTCAAGGGTTTCAACAACTGAAACCGTGAAGCTATTAAATCAAATGTAATGCATAACGTAAAGCATTATTTAATAAATAAGGTAAATAAATTTAGTAGAAAGTGCTTATATTGCATAAAAATTAGATATAGTATAATAGAGCTATGATTTTATTAGATATAGTGTTATGACAACGATAACTTCACAGCAAGAATTGTTTGCACAGACCATTGCATCAGGTGAAAACCAAAGCGATGCGTATCGTCGTGCTTATAAAGTCAAGGCGACTACTAAGCCAACATCAGTCAATGTATCTGCTGCAAAACTCATGGCAGACCCTAACATCAGGCAAAGGGTGGAAGAACTGAAGAAACCTATCATTGCAGCTGTTGGTTTAACGCTTGAATCACACTTAGCTAGACTGGCTCACTTAAGCAAGAAAGCCGAAGAGGCAGAGAATTATGGTCCAGCTGTCACTGCTGAGACTAATCGCGGTAAAGCAGCTGGTCTTTATACTGAGAAGTTAGCGGTAACTGGAGTAGTGTCTATTATTGCTTCAGCACTGGATGCTAGGCTTTGACATTTAAGCTCACAGCAAAGCAACTGGAAGCCCAGGAAGTCTTAGCTGGTGATGCAACACACATTTGCTTATTCGGTGGCTCACGATCAGGTAAGACGTTCTTACTGACTCGCAATGTCGTATTCAGAGCCTTAAAAGCGGCTAACTCGCGTCATGCGATATTCCGCTTCAGATTCAATGCTATCAAAGCCTCAGTAATCATGGATACGTTTCCAAAAGTCATGCAGATTGCTTACCCTGGTGTTGCTTATACACTCAACAAGACTGACTTTTACGCTCAGTTCGATAACGGTAGTCAAATTTGGTTTGGTGGTCTGGACGATAAAGAGCGTACCGAGAAGATATTGGGTATGGAATTTGTCACGATCTACTATAACGAAGCCAGTCAGATCCCTTTGTCGTCTATTGATATATCAATTACCCGTTTGGCACAGAAAGCAACGCAAGTTATCGGTACGGCTAGCTCAGAACTTAAGCCACGCTGCTATTACGATCTTAATCCACCGAGCAAAGCACACTGGAGTTATAAGCGCTTCATTGAGAAACGGGATCCAGATACTAAGAAGCCGTCCGAAAATCCGGATGACTATGCCAGCTTTAAGATTAATCCTGCTGATAACACGGAAAACTTATCAACTACTTACTTAGCCACGCTAAACAGCCTGGCACCACGATTAAAGCGACGTTTCTTATTAGGCGAGTTCAGCGATGCAACACCTAATGCCTTATTCACCTTTGAGAACATTGACGAGAACCGCGTCATTGACTCCGGTTATCCAGAATTTATCCGTGTCATTGTGGGCGTAGATCCCTCCGGTGCTGGTGAAACAGACAATAAAGAGAATGATGCCATTGGTATTGTTGTGGGCGCCTTGGGCGTAGATGGTAAAGCTTACTTGCTTGAAGATTGCACAGTCACAGCTGGACCAGCAACATGGGGAAGAATAGCAACAACCGCTTATGATCGACATGCAGCGGATTGTGTGGTGGGTGAGGCTAATTATGGTGGCGATATGGTTAGACATACTATCCAGACGGCTAGACCACGAACACCTTACAAAGCTGTGACAGCAACACGAGGTAAACATATTCGTGCAGAACCTATCTCAGCACTCTATGAGCAAGGTAAAGTTTGTCATGGTGGTTATTTTCCAGAGCTTGAGGATGAGCTGTGTTCATTCACTACTACTGGCTATCTTGGTGGAGGCTCACCTAACCGAGCTGATGCTTGGGTGTGGGTACTAGCAGAGTTATTCAGCGCGATTGTGTCACCACGAAAAACTAATTTTAAGACGATAGAAACTTTTACAGGCGATACGATTACCGGCTACTAGGTAATGGGTATAGATATTATAGGTATTATCATTTTAATGGGTATAGGTATTAGCTTAAAGCCACGTCTTTTCTAGGTTTTAATGGGTATAGGCATTAATTAAATAATTTATATTTTAACGAATGTCGGGAGACATACATGCAAACAATACAACAGAACGACGAGTATGAACTCGATGATAACGATGATGAAGAATCGGGTGAGCAAATACAGGCACTCGGTTGGCGTTTAACTCGATTAGCACAAGAACAGATTGGTATTCGTCAGCAGACTGAGGACAGATGGCTGTCTGATCTTGAGCAATACATGGGTCATTATGATGCTGAAACGCTTGAGCGACTCAAGAAATCAGCGGGTAGTCAAGCCTTTGTCAACATTACACGGTCTAAGTCTACCGGTGCTGAATCCAGATTAGCAGATATGCTGTTTCCTTCTGATGACACCAACTGGGCGATACAACCGACTCCGGTGCCAGAGATTCAGAAAATGGCTAACAATCAGGAAGTCGCTGGTCAAGACGAGCAGGGCAATGAAGTCACTCATGCTGATATGGCTAAAGAGATGCTGAAAGAAGCACAGCAACGTGCTGAAGCTATGACACGGGAGATTGATGATCAACTTGTTGAGGCTAAGTACCACACCATTGCAAGAGAGGTTATCCATGATGCTTGCTTGTTTGGTACGGGTATATTAAAAGGTCCAGTGGTTATCAATCGTAGTCGTAAGAACTGGAAGCAGTTAGACAATGCTGTCTATGAGTTAGATATTGTTCAAGAGTATCGGCCAGGTGTTGAACGTGTCAATGTATGGGACTGGTTCCCTGATATGTCAGCAACCAAGATTACCGAATGTGGCTTTATCTTTGAGCGACGTTATGTCACCAAGAAGCAGTTGATCGAACTATCTAAACGTCCAGGCTACCTAAAAGATCAAATCAAAAAGATTATTGCTGTTGATGCACGTAATAACTCGAACGGCTCTAGTCATGTTGGTAGGCTAAGAGAATTATCCGGTGTGCAAGCTAACATCAATGATAACCGCTATGAGTTATGGGAATATCACGGTCCTGCGACTAAAGAAGATTTAGAGTCCTGTGGTTGTGCTGTTGAAGATGATGACCTGATTGAACATGACGTTATCGTTAGTTTTATTAATGGTGTAGTGATCAAGGCTGATCTTAATCCACTGGAAACCGGTGAATGTCCTTACTCGGTATTTGCTTATGAAGATGATGATACCAGTGTCTTTGGCTTTGGTATTCCCTATCTGTTGCGTAACGAGCAACGTATCGTTAATGCCGCTTGGCGTATGTTGTTAGACAATGCTGCCTTATCGACTGGACCACAGTTAATCATCAATAGAGAGTTAGTGACACCGTCAGATGGTAGCTGGGATTTGAAAGCCCGTAAGGTCTGGTGGCTTACAGATCCAGAGCATCGGGTTGATGATGCTTTCGGTAGTCATGAAATCGCATCACATCAAGCAGAGTTATCTGCCATCTTTGAGACAGCTAAGAACATGGCCAGTGAAGTAACGTCACTTCCCATGTTAGCTCAAGGTGAAGTAGGAGGCGCTCAAGATACGGCAGCTGGCCGTAGTATGTTGCTTAATGCCGCGAATACTGTGTTGCGTAATGTCGTTAAAGCCTTTGATGATGGTATCACTAAGCCTTTCATCGGCAGGATGTATGATTGGAATATGCAGAACAGTGATATAGAAGAGATCAAAGGTGACTTTGAGATTGATGCTAGAGGCTCTTCAGCATTGCTTGTTAAAGAAACACAGACACAAGCGCTGCTGAATCTAATGTCGGTATCCTTGCAACCTATCTATACCGACCTAACTAAACATCCAGAGTTGTATCGTAAAGCTATACAAGCACAACATCTTAATCCAGATGACATTGTTAAAACCAATGATGAACTGGAAGCAGAAAAGAATAAACCGGACCCCATGCAACAAGCGATGATGGAACAGCAAGCAGTCATGATGCAACTGCAAGTACAAGAGTTGCAGGGTAAGATTGATAAGCTCACTGCTGAAACAGCGGACATTAATGTTAAGACGCAATTCAGTGCAATGCAGACAGCAGGATCTATTGTGCAGATGCCTCAGATCGTACCAGTCGGTGATGAGTTGATGAAGAGTGCAGGGTACAAAGATGCTAACGGCACTCCCAGTACACAAGTACCGAAAGGTATGGAGCAACAAGCACCGGATATGCAACAAGATCAGATGATTCAGCAAAACACCAGTCCAGGCTCGCCCGCTCTACCTAATGATGGGATGCCACAAGACCCTAATCAACCACAGCAAGTCGATCCACAGTCAGCTGCTCAGGGCATGAATCAGGGTATTGAGACTCAGCAAATAGAGGCTGGTCTGTAATGAGTTCAACTAACCGTTCATCAGCACGTGATTCACATGTCGCTGATTACTATGTCACACCTGTAAAAAATATTAATGATTTTATTGTTAATTTTCATAAAGATTACGGGTCACTTGGAAATATATTGCTGGACCCATGTGCAGGAGGAGATAGCATAAACCCAATGAGTTATCCGACTGCGTTGATGAGTAATGGGTATAGCAATATTGAAACTCTTGATTTAAGGCCAGATTCATTAGCAAATCATTCTGGAAATAATTACATGACTGCTGAGTTGCAAGCAATGATGCCAGTCAAGCCTGATTGTATTATTACAAACCCGCTATTTAATCTTGCATTAGAGATTATCAACAAAGCATTAACTGATATTGCTAGTGGTGGTTATGTAGTGATGTTATTAAGATTAAACTTTTTTGGTTCAAAAGGTAGAAAACCATTCTGGACGCATAATTTACCAATGTGTTGTTATGTTCATTCTGAAAGGATGAGATTTTTAAATACTGGTGGCACTGATTCAATCGAATATATGCACTGTGTATGGAAAAAAGATAGCTCATTTAATAGCACTGAATTGAGAATTATTTGATTTTGAGACACAGCAGATGGAATAAAACCCGCTAGAAATATGCCACTATTGCAGAAATGCAATATGTGGTAACATTAACCCGCACATAATTCAAGACTTATGATAGATATTACATCAGATACTTGGTTAGAGATTGAAAGTTTCATCGATGAACAACTGGCCGCATCAAGCCGCAAGCTGTCATCCGTCACACTGGATTTTAATCTAACAATGTATCATCGAGGAATAGTATCGGCACTGACTGACTTAAAGTCATTGTCAAACAAACAACCTGTTTCATTACTCACCAGTAACGAATACAGTTAAGTAACACCAGCCTGTCGGGAGACACGCACCATGTCAGATAATAACACCGCTGATTACAGCCGTGATGATGAAGATTTTGAAGAATTATTTAATGGTTTTGCTGAAGATGATGCAAAAGTAATTGAGGAGATCGTTAAAGAGTCAGTTGATGATGATAGTGAGTACGCAAGTGCTGATGACGTTATCGAAGATTCAGTAGACGACACTCAAGCACTCAAGCAACAACTCGAAGTCCTGCGTAAAGAACGGGATGATTTTGAGCATAGCTTCAAGTCTCAAGTAGGCCGTGTTAGCGCACTGCAAAAGAAACTAGATAGCGAAAGCCCACCAGCAAAAAAGTTTGATGATGATCTAGCGGTTGCGATGGAGGACTATCCTGAAATCGTAAAGCCCATGATCGATTACTTTGAGCGTAAGTATGGTGACTTGGACCAACGTCTAGCACCGATACAGCAACAAAATGATCGTCAAGATGAGCAGCGCTACATCGATAGCCAAATCAATATTATCGACTCGAACATACCGGACTGGCGAGACATTGTTGCTGGTAATGAGTATAAAAACTGGTTGACTGAGCAACCCTCAGCAATACAGGCAATGTCTAGTAGTTATGACGCCCGTGATTATCAATATCTGATCGGCTCATTTCAAGGTACCAAGAACAAATCAAATGAATTGGCGCAACGAAGGCAAACAAAGTTAGCCGGCAATGTGGCAGTACAGAGTAAGGGTGTCAGTAAATCATCATCGGCACCCGATGACTTTAGTTCAGCGTGGGAATACTACGCTAACAAAAAGAAGTAAGGCACTGTCGGGAGACAGGAGCAAAGCGATAGGCAGAGTCTTATCGTTCCTTAACAGGAAACACCAAACAGTATGATGGTTTTGTAACCCGCTAGCAGTGTTGGCCGGTCAAATAATAATCCCTTGTATAGATTTTGGAAAACAAACCGTTGTTTTCAATTATTTTACTATTAGGAATTATTTATGGCCAATACTCTTTATGGCACCATTAGTCAAAGAACGGCAGCTTGGGCTGCAACCGAGATGTTATCTCACGCTGAACCTATTTTAGTTTTATCTAAATTCGGTCAGTCCAAACCACTTCCATCTAACAAAGCCGACACTGTTAAATTTCGTCGTCCTGTCCCTTTCGCTATCTCTACTACTGCGTTGTCTGAAGGTGTAACACCGACTACTCAACAAATGACGTATGAAGATGTGACTGTGCAAATTGCTCAGTACGGTGCGGTTATTGCTATCACTGACAAAGTAGATGACTTGGCTGAAGATCCTGTATTGAAAGATGCAGCGATGATGGCCGGTGAACAAGCCGCTGAAACGGTTGAAATGATTACGTACGGTGCTATCAAAGCGGGTACTAACGTATTCTATGACACTATCGCTCACACAACTCGTGTATCTGTCAACAGCAAGATCACTCTTGATCGTGTTCGCGCGGTTGTTAGAGCCTTGCGTGCTAATCGCGGCAAACCAGTTACTTCAATGTTGTCATCTTCACCTGGCTATGCAACAAAAGCGATTGAAGGTGGTTATATTGCTTTCGGTCATACTGATTTGGAAGCCGATATTCGTGCATTAGCAGGGTTTACTCCTGTTGCTTCTTACGGTTCACGTCAACCATTATGTCCAGAAGAATTAGGTTCTGTTGAATCTATTCGCTTTATCTTGACGCCATTGATGGCGCCATTTCAAGCGGCTGGTGCAGTGGTTGCCTCAACTGGTTTGATTGCTGACAATGCCACTAACATCGATGTTTATCCGCTGATATTCGTTGCTAAAGAAGCCTATGGTCTTGTGCCATTAAAAGGTGCTAACTCAATCACTCCAAGTGTATTGAACCCTGGTACACCTTCTAAATCTGATCCATTAGGACAAGTTGGCTTTGTAGGTTGGAAAACTTACTTTGCTGCCAAAATTCTTAATGAAAATTGGATTGCTCGTATTGAAGTAGGCGCGACTAATCTTTAGTCGTTAAACAAATGAGGGTACTTAGCAATAGGTACCCTTTTTTTTACTTAAGAAGGAAAGCTCATGCTTGATTTTGAAACATCAGATAACAAAGAAGAATTGATAGACCATGCTAAATCACTCGGAGTTGATGCTAATGCTCGCTTCAGTATAGATTCTATAAAGAAGCAAATCCGCGATGCAAGTAATACTGTGCCGGTTGTTGCTGATAAAAAAGTTAAACTCATGATCCACAAAACCGAAGGCGACACCGGCTCTATTGATGTGCCTATCTCGGTTAATGGTAAGACGTGGTTAGTTAAACGCGGTATGGAAGTGATCGTACCGGCATTTCTAGTGGAAGTGCTTGAACATGCGGTTAAAGACATTTATGTCCAAGATGAAGTCACTAAGTCGATTGTGAAACGTGAAGTCCCTGCGTATCCTTACAGCGCAATGGCCATCTAAATGAAACAGAGTGCGCTCATCGCGTTAATCAGACGATACTCGGGGGATGATGTAGAACCTTATGTTGTACCAGATACCGTATTGGCCGGCTTTATTAGTGAAGCTGAGACAGAAGCCGCTGAACGCGCTCAATACCTTAGAATTGATAGCACTTACGATATAGCCGTCACTTCAGGTGTATCGGTCTATGCCATAAATCCTAGTGTTATTTTTATAGATTCAGTTCGGTTGAGTGGCGAGAGCAAGCCGCTCATAAAGACCACTCGACGCGAGTTGGATTTTAATATCAATAAATGGATTACCGAAGTCGCTACCCCCAACTACTACTTTCAGGATGATACCAAGCTCACGCTGTATCCGATGCCTGATAAATCTTACACGATGCAACTGGACGGCTCACGTCGGCCTATTGTGTCAATGGAAACACCCAGTCAGTACCATGATGACTTAAGCAACTGGTGCCTATTTCGTTTCTTCTCCATCAATAACAATGGTATGACGGACGTTAATAAAGCCATTATGTATTCAGGTCAGTTTGATAAAGCCTTTGGTCACAAACGTAATGCGTTATATGACACGGTTAACCGAGCCGCCTCAGAACAATCTACTTTATATCGCAATCCATTCAACTAGGACTACTCATGGCCTCTACTACGCTTGCTAAAACAATCACCGACAAGGCTTCAGTATTTTTGGCTGATGCCTCACAAACTCGTTGGCTACCGTCTGAACTACTCAGTTGGTTGAATGACGGGCAATCTGAAATCTGTGCCTTAGTGCCTAATGCTAATCCTGCTACCTCTACTGTTGCTCTAGTCGCTGGGACCAAACAATCAGCACCCACTGATGCACTGTATGTTAATGGCTTTATTCGTAACATGGGTGTGGGCGGGACAACGCCAGGCGGTGTCATACGTCAAGTCACTCGTAACTTCTTAAATTCATTTATAGTGGGCTGGCCCAGTGCAGCAACATCCATTGTCGTCAGTCACATTGCTTATGATCCTGCTGACAGTAATGTCGATTTTTACGTCTACCCGCCACAGCCTGCATCAGGTATGTCCAGTATTGAAATTGTCTACTCACAAGTGCCTGCGGTTATTCCCTCTTCAGGAACACCGGTGATTACGGTTAGGGATATTTACGCTAATGCACTATTAGATTACGTTCTTTATCGTGCCTTCGGTAAAGATTCTGAATACGGCAATCAATCAGATCGTAGCCAGATCCATTACAAAATGTTCTCTCAAGCGATTGGTATTAAATACACCATTGAGAAATCTGAGAATAGTGGTTATTTACATACGGGTGAGCAATCTCAACAAGCTAATCCACCACAATAAGGAACACTCATGGCCTCTACTACCGATGCTAAAACCATTATTGATAAGGCCTCATTACTATTGGCTGATGTCTCTCAATCCTTTTGGTTAGTCTCTGAACTACTAGGTTGGCTCAATGACGGTCAGCGTGATATTGCAACCGTCTTACCCCAAGCTAATGTTAAAAATAGTGCAGTGCAGTTGGTAGCAGGGGTTAAACAATCTCTGCCCAGCGATGGTATCTTGTTGCTGGATATACCGCATAACTTAGGTTCAGCAGGCACAACAGTCGGTGCAGTGATTACTCATGTGCCTAAAGAGATTATGCTCAAACGTATCCCAGGTTGGACCACTACAATGGTTAATGGCATTGTTAAACATTATGTTTATACAGCAACAGATCCCTTAATATTCTATGTCTATCCACCACAGCCGGCTATAGCTAAATATGTGGAGTGTGTGTATTCAGCACTACCGGCATTGATCGCTAATGCTAATGTCGGCACTAAGATTACCATCCCAGACTACTTTCAAACCGAGCTATTAGACTATGTGTTGTATCGAGCCTTTAGCAAAGACTTCGATAACTCGTCTCAAGTAGCGCGTGGCCAAGAACATTATCAGTTATTTGTCAGCGCCTTAACTGCAAAAACTAACGCAGACACTTCAGTAAGTAATCCTACTAAAGCACCACAGGCTTAATCATGGCGATTAAAATCGATCAGTTTTCCGGTAAAGCACCGAAAGTCAGCGACCATTTGCTTAGAGATAATATGGCAACGGTGGCCACTAATCTGCGTATTGATAGTGGGGCGATTACAGCGTTAAAAGGCGTGACGCAGACAGATACAACCACTAGCACTGATAGATCTATTTATCGCTATAGAATACCCATTAGCCCCTTCTATCAATGGTTAGGATGGACTACTCAAAACGTCAATGTAATTAGAAGCCCAGTACCTAATGATCGCTATAATCGTATCTATATCACCGGTAATGGTGAGCCGAAGTATCTGTATTATGATACTGTCGCTGATGCTCCTAGTAGTGAGTATCTGTTAGGAGTGCCACAGCCTAGATCAATAGAGAAATTAACAGAAAGCGGCATATCAACTGGCTCACTTATTGGCGGGAAGGCATTTACACCTGGCGCTATGACAATTACAGGAGTGAGTGCTGATGTTACAGCAGGTGCTACTGCGGGTCCTGGATCATTTGTCATTGGCCGGTTTTATACGATTGATGTTGCAACAGGCACGACGAATACTCAATGGAACACCATTGCTGGCACCACATTAACGCCTCAAACATATATTTCTGGATCTACTTTTACCTGCGCTAATATTGGCACAGGTCTAGGAACGGGTACTGCACATTCTTCACGAGGTATATCAAGGACCGCAGTAGGTGCTGATTGGACTTCAGGCGGTTACTCCGATATATCGTATCCCTTTAATTGTGTCTTACGCTTTTCAATCAGCGTCATGAATGCCTCGGCTGCCATTGGACTGAACATTGATCAGAATACAACTACTCAACCAGGAAAGATTGATTGGGCAGTACAAGGCGATAGTAATGGTTCCTATAAAATATTAAACAATGGTATTCCAGTCACCTTTGGCTCAATTGCCGCTAATAAATATACAAGTACCGATGTCTTTGAGATTGAATATATAGACAAAACAATCAGTGTTAGCCTCAATGGCAATATTGTTTATTCCAAGAAAACAGTAGCGGGCGGCTTGACCTATTTCATGGCAGCCTCGCTGCAAGGTACAGCTGGGGGTTCAGGAACATTCTCACAAATTACTGATATTGAATTTGGTCAATATGTCATTACTGCGCTGACAGCCACGACAACAGCAGGATCATTTGTTGTGAATAATAAATACACGATTGTAACACTCGGAACAGGTACGGACTGGAATGCTATTGCGGGTACTTCAGGCGTAACTTATACAATAGGATCACCATTTACTGCCTTATCAGCAGGTTCTGGTACAGGTACCGCCTCTACTGCTAATGTATTTAAAGCAGGTGAAATGATCTTAAGCTCTAATACGAATAATGTCACCATTGATAAGAATAGCGTGAGCAAAACAAAAGGAGCTGTCGGTTGGAACGCACAAGCAACATCGTCAGAAAGTTTTGTAGGACCTTGTATTACGCGCTTTCAATTTGGTAGTTTAACGTCACCCGCAGCAGCTGGTTTAAATACGCCACCCTTAACAGCAGTGGGCATGAATACATTAGACTTTGCTTTTGTTACTACCACAGCAGGGCATGTTGGTATTTATGAGAATGGTGTTGTTAAGGGCGCTGATTATGGCGCCTTCACGGCGGCGGATGTCTTTCAGATAGAATGTACAGCAGCAGGCTCAATCGTCTACTCAAAAGGTCCAACTGTACTCTATACTTCTGCAACGACTGGCAACTTGACCAAGAATTTCTTTTTCGATTGCTCGATGAACAAAATAGATGCCTCTATTACTGGCATTCAACTTGGTACAAATTTAACTAATAGTGACGTCTTAATAGCTGCTACTGCAGACCTAACAGAAAAAGATCGCACTTATGTTTATACCTATGTCACACCTTTGGGCGAAGAAGGACCACCATCCCCCCCGACTAGCAAAATTACTGTTAATGATTTACAGACGGTCATCTTGACGTTTCCAGCTATTACCACTGAGATTACCCCTAACGATGGTAATGGTACCGCTTACTCAGCACCCTACAATATTGCTAATGGGCTACGTCGGATCTATCGCACAGCAACAGGTACAACTAGCACAGAATTTCTACATGTTGGTGATTGCTCGGTCAATAACTTAACATTTGAAGATAATCTGCTCGATGTGGCACTAACCGAACCCTTACCCTCATTGAACTGGTTTCCACCGCCACTCGATATGAAAAGTGTTACCTCAACGCCGAATGGTTTTATTGTCGGCTATTCAGGCAATTCTTTGTGTGTCAGTGAAGCAATGTTTCCTCATGCGTTTAATCCTTTTAATCAGCTCGGATTTACCGGTAACGTCACGGGTATTGCCTCTAGTGGTGATTCATTAGTGGTCTTTACCGATGAAGCACCCTATCTGGTCACTGGCTCAACACCAGGCACCTTAACAGCCATACGCATTGATCATCAACAAACCTGCGCTAATAAAGCCAGTATCGTTAATATGGGTGGCTATGTGTTATTTTCCTCACCCGATGGACTTTGCTCGGTTACTGCTAATGACATGGCGATTGAGACACAAAATTACTTAACCCGTGATCAATGGCAAGCCTATTCACCCAGTACGATGCGAGGCTATTTATACGAAGGTGTTTATATTGGCTTTTCAGATACTAAGCAATTCATGTTTGATCGTCGTCAAGATCCTGCGGTATTAACGGATATTTCAGGCTTTACAGTATCGTCTGGGTTTAATGATTTAGTGGAAGATAAGCTCTATGTGTTAGATAACACAGGTCATATCTCAACATGGGAAACCGGCAGTAATCAAACGTATATCTGGAAAAGTAAGTTAGCACGTGAAGCCACCGCTGTTTGCCCTGCTGCGCTAAGACTCTATGCAACAGGGGATGTGATCTTTAAACTCTATGCGGATGGCACTTTAGTCTTCACCACAACAGTCACCAACAGCAGTGTCGTGAGATTGCCTGGTGGTTATCGTGCTAAAGAATTTCAAATTGAAGTATCAGGGAGTGGTGTATTACAATCCTTTGCCATCGCTAACTCAGTTGGTGAATTACAATGAGAGAAGTACCTAGTGTACCGGCAGGACTAGAGCCAAAATTACGCAATGTTTTATCGGCTGTGCGTGAGTCACTCAATGCCGCCATCACTAATATTAATCTAAATGCAGAAAATTTAGCTAATATGACGCAATGGATACAGCCTGCGCTTGATGCTAATTTACAAACATTCAATGAGTCATTAATTCAAGCGACACTAGAAAGCGCAATAGGTGCTGATGGCGCTGCAGGTATCAATGCGCGTTCTGTTACTCTCACTACACCTAACCAAAGTTTTGCTTACAATAGTCTAGGCTTAGTGCCAGCACCCGCTACTTCAGTAATGACAGCAACCGCTTTCAACACAACAGGTGTCATTTATTACGAATTTTTTATTAATGATGTCAGTACCGGTATAGCAACAACCACTAATACCTATACCTATACACCTAAAGCATCATTTGATTCGATGCCCGATAAGCTAGAAGTACAGATACGTGAGGGCAGTATCAGTGGTCCTATTGAAGCCCGTGACATGATGACCTTGTTTGGTCTAAAAGAAGGCTCAAATGGCATTACTGTTATGCTCAGTAATGAGGCACATACGCTGCCAAACTCAGCAGCCAATGTTGTCACATATACCGGATCAGGTACCAATATTAATGTCTGGCAAGGGGCAACAGCGCTAACGGAAGATTCCAGTCTTCCTTATGCTAATAGTACGTTTAGAGTCACCGCAGCAGGAACCGGTATTACCCCAGGCGCAGTCACAGGCACAGGCACAACGACACTGACCTATGGTGATTCGAGTGCAATGACCACAGATCCTGCCAAGATTATATTTACTATTATTGCCACACTCAAAGATGGCACCGCCATAACAGTGACTAAGCAACAGTCATTATCCTTTTCCAATGCCGGTGTGAGAGGTAATTTCAATACAGCCGCTGCCGTAACGACACAAGCATGGTCAGATTCAGTCGCCTATACCGCGATCACTGCAATGCCTGGTGCAGGTGGTGTATTGCGTATCGGTGATTATGTCACTGAAGTTTACCCAAGCCTCGCTAGTCCCACATGGGTATTAACTAAGTACGTGGTCACAGTTGGCAATCCGGGTACATGGTCTGCACAAGGACAAATACTTGATGGTAATCTTTTAGTAACAGGATCTGTAAAAGCCGCTAGTTTAAAAGCAGGCACAGCTGTCGTTAGTGGAAGCACTATGACAGGTCAAGGCGGCATCATTAACAGTGATGGTACGTTTGCTTTAGGAAATACAACTGGAAATATTAGTTACGATGGCGCTACCATGACACTAAATGGTAATGTCGTTGGTGGATTGAATATAAAAGCAAATGCAGTAAGCTGGAATCAATATTATCCAGGATCTGCAACTGCTTCAGTTAGTTATACTACTCATGGCACAGCGACTGATCCTACTACGTTATTTATAACGGCTTCATGCGGTGTCTTAGCCACAATTTCAAGAACTGTTATTTTAAATATAAATGGAGTAGCTGTGACAACCTCTATATTTAATCCAGGAGGCTATACTCTTCAAATGCCTGTAATAAATATATATACAACTTCTTATACAACATCAGTTGCTATAACTATATCTACAACAACATCAGGAGCAACTCTATCAAACTTTATATTCAATGTATTAGAGGTTGGGAAATGATAAATGCTGGAATTTATTTAGATAGCTTGGGTATTATTACTCATGTAACAATTGCTAGTGGCATTGAGTTAGCGACAAATGAGGATTTCAAAGTATTAGATTATGAAACATACAAAGATGTTTTCACAGGTCAGAACTATCACAATTATTATTTTAATAGACGTACTGATGAAGTCTTATTAAAACCTACTCAGCCTGATGATGTATCAGTATTTAATACCCTCACAGAACAATGGGAATATTCTCCTGAGCTGTATGCTGGTAAAATAGAGCAACAAACAGAGTCACTACTATCTAACCGATTACAATTACTCCAAGCATCTGACTGGACCGATACCGTCTCTGCACAAACCAGACTAGGCGATGGGCTTTATCAAGCCTGGCAAGATTACCGGCAAGAACTACGCGATATTACCCTGCAACCTACTTACCCATTGGACGTGATATGGCCGATAGCACCTTAGATAAACGCTTTGTCCTACAAGACATTCGCTTGGTCTGGGATAAGATTCAACCCAAGGTGGCTAAACTGCAACAGGAACGTAATTTCCCCTGGCGACCTGAAGATGTTTATGCCCAATGCCTAAGTGGTCAATCCTTTTGCTTTACCCTCGATGAAGTCTTTATTATCTGTAATCCGCAGGAAAATCAGTACACACTTGCCAAAGAATTGTTTATCTGGATATGGTATAGTGAATCAACCGAAGATTTTGCTGATTATCGCTATGCAATCAACGAGGTAGCCAAAGATATTTACGCCACTTCTATTATTTTTATCTCACCCCGCGAGGGCTTTAAACACCTTGCCAAACGACATGACTGGCCGTCACTGACGACTTATACTTTACCTGTCGATAATATCTGTCCCTACTTGCCTTAACGCTCCACACTTACTGTCGGGAGACAGAAGGACTCAAAAATGAAGTTTTATAAACACTGGCTTTGTTTGATCTTGCCACATACTTTTTATGGTGGAAAGCAAGAAGGTGGCGCGCTTGTTCCCTCTGTTAATCAAGAAGAGCGTCAATTAGCTTCTGTTGCTAGAGAGAAATGGAATAACTACAAGAAAAAGTATATTCCCATTGAAAACCAGTGGATGAAGTCGGTCAGTCAATTAGATAACCCGCTTTATCATAATCAAGCCGCCTCGATGGTGTCGAATGAAGCCAAAACCCAATACGGTTCACAAACGCAAGGTCTTGCTGATTCAGCCATAGGGCATCGCACTGGCATGGCTAAATATCAAGAGCAAGCGAATACCATTTCACAAGCGCGTAATAAGGCTGAGTTAGGGGTTACAGATCGCTATCTGAAAGGCACTGAAGGTGTGATTAGCATGGGTCAAGGCAAATCAGCCGATGCGGTTGAAGGGTTAGCGGATGTTGCTAATAGCTCAGTCGATGCACAAATTAAGAACAGTCAGAATAAATTTGATGCTAGACAAAGTGAACTCAATGGTTATGGCACCTTTGCCGGCATGGGCGCTGCTGGTGCCTCTAACTACCTAACCAAGCCGAACAAATAGGACACTATCATGGGCGATAAACAAAAAATGCCTGACCAATATGCACAGCGCGATGAAGTCGCTTCTGGACAACGAGCCAAATTAATCAGAACGCAGTGGAATGATTATAAGCAACGCTTTCGCCCTGTTGAAGATAAATTAATTGCAGATATGGGGACCGGTATCCATTCTAAATTTAATCAAGAAGGTTTAGATAACGCACAGAAATCAGTCAATACCGCTTATGGTGGCGCTGTTGATATGCAAAATAGAGATATGGCGCGTATGGGTACCGTCAATAATGCCCAGCAACAGCAAGCCCTCGATACCACTGTAGATATTAACAAATCACAGTCTATGGATAACGCTACCAATTCTGCCCGTCAGTGGGATATTGATCGTAAAAATGCGGTGATCAGTGGTGGGCTGGGTAATACAGCGCAATCATTAGGTCAAAAGTAACCAGCACAAGAGACATTATTATGAGCCTACTAGGTACCGGAAGAAGTGAATTAGAGCAAGCTAATTATGCCAGCAAAACATCGACTGACATGGCCAATAAAAGGCAAGCGCAGAAATCGAGTTTAGAATACCAAAACGATGTTGCCAACAATAACCGTAATGGTGCCTTAGCCGGATCTGCTGTCAATCTCGGTATTGCTTATGCAGGGTATAAGCATGATCAACAGGTGAGCGAAGCCAAAGGTTTAGCGGGTCAGTCGGGGGGCATGAATAACTCAGCTACGGGTAATGCTATTGCTAATAGTGATGCCTTTAGATCAGGTACCGGTGATCAATCAATTAGTGGCGCAGGTGGAAATGGTGGTGTAGTTGGTAGCGATGCAGGAGGAAAAGCATTTAACGATGCAGGTACTCAAAGCACAGCGCCTGCTCAAGGTTTAACCGGTTCTAATGCAACTGGCAGTGTAGAAGGTAGTAATGCCGGTGGCAATGCTTATGATAATGCAACAGGTGGTGGCTATAACACCTCTACTGCAGGTAGTAATACTGGTGGTACTGCAGAAACAACTCAATCATTAAATGCCGATGTCACTAACTCAAGTTCTGCTGGAAGTAGCTCTGGTGAAAACTCCGGTGGCTCAAGTGGTGGTGCAGGCGGTGCAGCTGGAGCAGCCTTTCTGGTCGGTGGTTTGTATCAACTCTTTAGCAGTTTTTAATTAATCATCCGGAGACATAGCGATGAGTTCAGGTTTAGGTGGTGTAGGTTTCGCAGATGGTTTCGTTAATGGTTTCGGCATGGTGGATCAAGCCCTGCAAAGACGACGCGCTAACGAAATTGAGAATAAAAAAATAGAGCAGGATCAAGCTAATAATCTAGCAACAATGGATTTTAGAAATAAAGAGTTGGGTTTGCAAGGGCAAAAAAATACTAATGATGCGGCTTATAATACAAGTCATTTAGCACTCACTAAGTCTAATAATGAAGCATCTCAGTTGAATGATACTAATAGACTGCAAGCTGAAATGAATTTTAGAAATAAAGAGTTGGGGCTGAAAGTAGACGATAGAAAAAGCCAAGATGATTTTCAGAATAAATCATTAGACTATCAGCAACAAAAACAAGTCCGTGATGATAACTTAAGGGAGAGCATAGAAAAAAGAACAACTGAAGCGAATAAGATGGAGATCGAACAAAAGACATTTGTATTAGAGGCTGCTAAAAAGGAAAGGAAAAAACAAGAAGATTTAATCGATCTGAGTAATTCTATTGGTACTAATGAAGATGGTACACCATCATTTCATCTAAAGAATGGTGCTGATGGCATTAAGCAAATCAATCAATTTAAATCTTCAGGAATTGATTTACCTGAAATAGCACGAAACATGCCTGCCTTTGCACAGCATGTAGAGAATTTAAAAACCGCACTCATGGACCCTTCACATGGGAATAAACAACAAGCCATTGCTGCACTGAATGTGACTGAGAAAATTGATATTAATCAGGGCTTAGGTAAGCAAGAAGATGGTACGACTGTAACCTCTAAAGAAATATCTGATGTGATCCAGCATCAACCAGAAGCAGGTTATCCAGACGGCTATTACTCTTTCGCTATCAAATCTATTGGTACTGATGCTAAGGGTAATCCACAAGTACGCGATGGTGATCCGATGACACAATATCGGTCATCTAGCCCATACGATCAGAATGTACAACGTGTTACGCCAGAACAATTAACCAAACGGATAGCAACGCAAGAAAATTTAATTAACTTTGTAAATAGTAACCCAAAGTTACAGCAACAAATTCTTAAGCTGCATCATGAAGCGATGCCTAAAGAGAAAAAGGATGATAAGTATGTTGATTTAACAAATACATCTGAAACTATGGATAAAGATGGCAATATGACTACTAGCGAAAAGAAGGTATCTGTTAATGCCACCACTAGAAAAACTTTGAGTCTAGATAATAATGGTGACGTCAAGGAAGGTAGCGTTGGATTGGCTAGAAATCAGTCTGATCAAGGTATTGACCACACTAAACGTACAGCTAATGCACAAGCAATATTGAATAATCCTAACGCAACGCCAGCTCAAAAGAAGCTTGCAGAGAATTATTTAAATACTCAGCAATAAAGCGAATAGTCGCACCCACTATCTTAATGTCGGGAGACATGAATGACTGACCAATTTGCAGAGCTTGATAATTACAATCCTGATCCATTTAGTGAATTAGATAACTACGATCCAACACCCAAGCCAGCAGGATTAGGTACAAGAGCAGTTAATACAGCACAAGCATTAGGTAGGCTTGCTTATGACACGCCAGGCAACATAGCCTCTTATGCGGCCAATCTAAATGAAGGATCACGTCCGTTAGATCAAACTAACTGGGCAGATCAAGCCACTGCTGATGCAACAAAACGACTGAATGAGCGTACCTCAGCGCCTGATGCTAATGAGCCAACACTCATTGGTACAAAAGGTGATTGGGCGCAAACTGGGGTGTCTATCCCTTTTAGTGTTGGCTCAATGGGTGCTGCACTCGGTGCAGGTGGACTAGCTACAGCCGTTACTAAAAACCCTTACGTTGGCTATACAGCCGGTGCAGGAGCAGCAGGATCATTAGCTTATCGCGCTGATACTTCCATGTTTATGAATAGCGCTATCGAGGCGTTTACTGAAGATTATCAAAATAAAAATAATGGTCAAGCGCCTAGTCGAGATCTACTACTAGCTGAACAAGAAAGACTCCAGCCTTACGCACAAGATCATGGTTTGTGGGAAGCCTTACCAGAAGCAGCTGGCTCTGTTGTCGGTGGCAAGATAGTATCCTCAGTATTCAAAGGCACTGGCAATTTAGCATGGAAAGCAGGAAAAATTGCAGCTGGTTTAGCGCTAGAAGAATTACCAACAGAAACTATTACCCAACATGGGCAGCATAATACAGAAATAGATGCCGGCATTGCAGCTGGCGATAAAAGATCCTTTACTAGCCCAAGTGATGTATCAACCTCCTTTGGTGAAGTGGTAACTCCGGTACTGCAGCAATCATTATTGATGGGTGGTGGCGGTAGTGCTGTTAAAGCAGCTTATGACTATGCAGCTGCAAGAAAACAAAAACTCGAACAAACTGCCTCAACTGGACCCTTAGGTGGCGCACTAGCCAATGGTGGCTTTACGAATGAAGGTGATCATCTTAGCGACATCAATCCAGACAATAACCTAGACCTACGCACTGACACTTCTGTTATTGATAGCACTGCTGTTAATACTAATCAGTCACCAACACTACACAGCTCATCTTACGATAACTTATTCCAACAAGCTGAAAGCAATTATGGTTTGCCTAGTGGCTTACTTTCCACTATGGGCTTTCACGAAAG